AATATCTAGGAAACAAGCCATTGTACGGGTGTAAAGGAATCCGACAGGGAATGAGGGATATGGGGCAAATCAGGGATAGAGCAAGGAAGGAAGCCGATGAATGAGTGTAAGGAATACCGACAGTATGAATACGGAAGGACTATGTATGCAGAGAAATGATAAACGCTGAAATTAGCAGCAAATCGAAGCAATCAAAAGCATATCAGCATATATGATTATATATCAGCCAGCCAGCAGGTTTGATTATTTCCTAAAAGTATGGTAGTGCTTGGAGCCAAGCTTCCAGGCGCGAAGCACACAAGCGGAGCGCCCTACCGATGGTCTGATAGGTCACAGGTCTATAATTAAGCCAATTATCCCCCAAGACAGATAATTTTTTCACACCAGTTTATTCCCCCAATATACAATCGTGCAAATTGCATCAATTAATGCTTGCATTATGCAATAAAGTAATATATAGTATTCCCATAAACAATGAAACCTACAAACCAAGACACTATCAAATGGCTCTATAAACTGGCATCCACCATCCATCGCCCCTGCGATATGGATATAGGTGATCTGGTGTCATATGGGATGGAGGGGTTATTACGGGCGAGTGAAAGATTTGAGTCCTGCCGAGGCACACAATTCGTCACATTCGCTAAACCCTGGATAATCGGCGCGATTAAATCAGGCATCAGAGACGAGTGGAGCGCCGTCAACTGCAAGAGGCGGCGATATGATGAGGTAATGCTCTCGGAAATTGGCGAGGATGAACCCGACCCCACAACTATCGACCTGGAAAATGATCTAGTTGATAAGATCGACAGGGACCGGCTTATTGCCAGGGTTCTCGATGTGGTCGATGGTTTACCCGACATAGAGCGGCGAGTCATCAATTATATTTTTGTGGATGGGCGCAAGCAAAAAGCAGTAGCGCGGCTCATGGGCTATTCCCCTCAGCGTATCTCTCAGATCAAAAAACGAGCAATAGAGCGGATACGGCTGAGGATGAGGCCGACAATATCATTCCCGGAGAAATAATCTACTAGATGATTTTTAAAAATAGACAACAAGAGAAAGTAAGAGACCAGTACGACATCCACGAAGATTTTTTGATTCGACTCACCGGAGATCGGGAATGCATGACGAAGAAATCAGAGAGATTGAAGACACAATCGGAAATCATCTCACCATCATGGGCCTTTGCTGGCAGCGTAGAATTGCCAGGGATAAACCCATCACTCCTGAGTTCGTCAAAGTTATGTACGGTCATGCCCTCCCACTGTTCCGTGTCCTGGAGAAGTACATCAATGAGGAAAAATCATGATTAGCCCAACAGGGAAGGGACCAAGGGGAGCGGACAGCCAGGGTTCTGGTGCGTATGGATCACCACGGGGCGGCAGGATGCACAGTGGAACGGATTATATCTGCGAGCCCGGACAGAATGTGTACGCTCCTATCAGCGGCTTGGTTGTCAGGGAGGCTCTTCCATATTCAGCCGAATCCTTTTCTGGCCTCATCATCATGTCGCCATCAATGGAGATCGCCCTGTTCTACATGGAACCAGATAAGGCCCTGATCGGCACACAGGTTTTTGAGGGGCAGATCATAGGCGAGGCACAGGACATCACACAGAAATATCCCGGCATCACCCCCCATATTCACATGCAGATCAACTCGATAGACCCGGAAATAATACGCGAAGGGCGGACCCGGTAAATGACAGACCATACCTGCATCCACGAGGTTGATTTGGCACTCATGGCAGCGCGGCAAGTTGCCATGCAGAACGAGCAGCAGGAGCAGGGGAAGGACATCAAGGACATACTGAACGTCCTCAAGGGCAACGGAAAGCCGGGATTATGTACCGATGTCGCGCTCATAAAGCAAAAGCAAAACTGGATGTGGGCCGCGGTTGGAGCATCAGGCACGGGCGTTCTCGGGGTAATAGGCTGGACTATCAAAGTAATCCTCGGAGGATAGAGATGAATCTAGTCAGATTGTTTTATCAGTCACTCGCCACACCGGAAGAAAAGTCCGCATACAGGGCAGCAACGCGCATGTCCAGGGAGGACCGGGAGGAGTATCTCCGTAGTGTGTTCGGCGTGAAGGCCACAGAGGAAATGATTCAGCAGTTCGCCCAGGCCAGCAGGACGGAACTCCTGTCCATCGCGGACGAAGTGGTTAAGCAGGCGGCACAGGAGACACGGAAGGGCATTCTGGCGGCAATCGCGTATTTCTTCTCGTTCAAGTGGCTGTGATGGCAGACGAACCCAAGATAAAAGCCCAAGTCATCAAGGCACAGACCATGACGGACGGCGCTCTCAGGATCTACCTCGATGTGTTCAACACGGATGATATGAGCATTGCATATCTTACTCTTCTTGCGAAGGATCAGGCTGTCATTGAGTTTGAGCCGAAGAAGGGTCAGTAGGATATCGGCGCATAGCCATGACTGCAAAAGAGAAACATACCCTCAAGCTATTAGAATACCTGGAGAATCCAGAAAACAAGTGGCTGAATCGCACTGAGTTGGCAAAACAGGTCTTAGGTATCGGTCAGGATGCCATGTATCGCCACTTCACCGGCGAGGAAATCACAGAGATTGAGTCTCAAGCCCTTGAGCGCAGAAGGCAGAGGTACAAGCCCATGCTCTCCGAAGTGGATAAGCGGATGATCGCAAAGGCGAAGCAGGGCGATACCAGGGCGGCAAAACTTGTCTATGAGCGGTTTGAGGGGCTGATAGACCAAAAGCACGTCATCTCAACAGGAAAAGATGAACCAGCAGCCATTAATATCACAATCAACCGAAACGACACCTGATTTTGACAAGGATATTGCCAAATTCTCGCCTCGTCAGATGGAGGCAGTGAGGCACCTTGATTCCGGGCTGATAAAGTTTCTGCTCTACGGCGGCGCTCTTGGCGGTGGGAAGAGTTACTTTCTCCGCTGGTATGCCATACGGCGGCTCATAGTCATCTTTAAACTGTTTGGACTGCGGAATGTTACCGGGATGCTGGCCTGCGAAGACTACCCATCACTCAAGGACAGGCAACTTCAGAAGATATCAAGAGAGATCCCCGCATGGATAGGGACCATGCATCAGGACCATAAGGAGTATGGTCGCTGTTTCATTCTGCACGAGAAATGGGGCGGGGGCATTCTCTGCTTTAGAAATCTTGACGATCCGAGTAAGTATGCATCAGCCGAGTTCGCCTTTATCCTTGTCGATGAACTTACCAAGAATGAATACGACATATTCACCTTTCTCCGCACCCGTCTCAGGTGGCCCGGATTGCCGGATGTGGAGTGTCAGTTTGTGGCTGGCACGAACCCCGGAAGCATCGGGCATGGGTGGGTAAAGCAGCTGTGGATGGATAAGCTGTTCCCTGTGGAGTGGATAGAGCCGAACGATTACCGCTCACAGTTCGCCTATGTTCCTTCTCTCGCTGACGACAACCCTCACCTGGACCCATCCTATTGGGCAATGCTCAACACATTACCGGAAAATCTCCGCAAGGCATTCAGATACGGGGATTGGGATATATTCGTAGGGCAGGCATTCCCTGAGTTTTCAAAGGTTGCCCACACCATTGAGCCTGTGCCCGTTCCAGAGCATGCCCCCCTCTACATGACGTTTGATTGGGGTTATGGCGCACCGTTCAGCATCATGTGGTGGTGGGTGGACGCCGATAACAGGCTGTATGGATTCTCTGAGTGGTACGGGTGGAATGGTAATGCCAATGAGGGATTAAGGCTCACCGACAGCAGGATTGCAGAGGGAATTATTGCGCGGGAGGAGGCCCTTGGAATCAAAGGTAGGCAAATAACCCGACTGGCCGGACCTGATTGTTTCAGTAAAAAGCCAAGCTATCTCACCGGAGGCCAGGGACCGTCTACGGCAGAGGTATTCGCGGATAAGAAATATGATCTGCACCTGATTCCCGGCGACCCCACAAGGAAAACCAAGATAAGGCAGTTTCGGGAGCGATTGAGGTATGAGGTAGACGAGAAGGGCAACCCTAGAACCATGCCGATGCTCGTTGTTTATAACACCTGTGAGCAGTTCATCAGGACAATTCCAAACATGGTAATGAGTGAACTGGATATTGAGGACGTGGATACCAAGGGCGAGGATCACATTTACGATTCAGCATGTCACGTTGTCCAAGCACGCCCCATCTCCCTCGAAGAACTCAAGCCCCGAAAATCACAGTGGGAACGCAGAATTGACGAGCTGATGCGGGACAAGGAAGAGGGGGACGGTTTCGAGACAGAGGCGCGGCTTGCATCCCGGCAGGCGTTATCAGACCTTGGCGTGGACCTGTGGGACGAAGAGGACAGGTTCCTGGACCGGGGCGAAGTTGTGGAGACGATGGTATGAGCAACAGCCTGGATATCTATCTATCCAAGAGGGACGCGATTCAGACGGGCGATGCTATTCAGTGGCAGAGCAGATCCATTCTCGGTTGGCTGATACGATGGAGGACAAATTCAGAGGCGAATCATACCTCTATCGCCGTCCGGTTCAAGGAGTACGACACAGAGCGCGTCTATATTCTGGAAGCATTGGAACGCGGTACAGTTCTCAACCCTCTGAGCGCACGGCTCAAAAAGCACGACGGCAAGGCGTGGCTGCTACCCCTCAAGGCCGACTACGCCTATTTGCGGAAGCCTATGGGCCAGTGGGCCCTAGAGCATGTGGGGGTGGGTTATGACTATCCCGGATTAGTTAAACAACTCTGGCGCAAGGTCACGCCGAATTCTGACCGGCTGTTTTGCTCTGAATACTGGTGGATGGCGCTTACCGAGGCAGCCAGGAGAATGGGCGCGGAAAAGGTTGTGCTGGAGGCCAGGAAGATCCTTATGGGGAAAGCCCCGCAGCCTGCGGACATTCCCAAGCTAGGACTGACACAGAAGGAGATACAAATTCTATGATGGACGCTCTAATCATCTCCAATCCTGTATCATCAATCATCCTATCCCTGCTCATCGGGTTATTCATCGGCTATGCCCTTTCCCGTAAGCAGCAGGACAAGCCGGTGATCGAGATACCCCAGGTGGATCATATCGTCACGGCTGACACGATGGACGGAGATCCGTATTACGAGGCGCAGCAGGAACCCGACTCCAAGGGGAAGCGGATAGGGACGGTGGAATAAATGTACCGCTCCGACCCCTACCTTTCATTCATCCGCTCCAAGCCCTGCATTGTATGCGGCAATCCCGAGACGGTCCCGCATCATGAGCCGTTGAAGCAGGCCGGGAAGGGCATCAAGGCCCCGGACAGTCAGACCATACCGCTCTGCGCGAAGTGCCACCACATGAGGCATCAGATCGGTGCGTCGTTCTTTGAGAGCGTGGATATCAAGATGGAGATCATCAAACTCCTGACCAAATACCTGGAGGAAAGAGGATTATGAAACTGCTTCTCTGTGAAATCTGCCGTACCCCGCTGGCGATGTTCGACCCCGCAGACCTGAGCGTGCCGCTCACCGGGGCGATGTTCAAGCCGAGGTACATAGACCGGGAATGCCCCCCCACGTTCCATCCATCAGTTGGGCAGGAAGACATCGTATGCCCTCAGTGCCTCAGAAGGCCGTTCAACGACCCCCACAGGCTGCTTACGAGTGAGGGATGGATAGATGTTGAGGATGCCGAGGATGACATGCTCCACCTGGATGGATTCCCCGGCAATGGGGAAGCGGTCGAAGAGGCTGAACCCCTGTTGATAGAGATGCAGTCCAATCCCCTCACATGCCCCCACTGCGGCAAGGTCTGCGGCTCAAAGATCGGACTGATAAGCCACATAAGAAACAAACATAAGGACGTAGACAATGGCTGATAAAACCCCGAGAGAACTCATCCCACAGGAAGGCAATGAAAAGGTAGGACTAGAGGTCTTCAAGCTCGTAGCGGAAATTATGGAGGACCGCGAGGCCACCGGAAGGCCGCAGATGTGGAAACGCAGCTACGAGTTGGGCAGGAACAAGCCCTGGAAGCAGAAGAGCGATAAAGTCCCGCTCAACACCGCAAACCTCATCTACACGCACCGGGAAAGGACTGTCAACGAGGGAACGGACAACAACCCCACGTTCAACGTCGCGCCCCTGGGTATGGTTCCCGAGGAGAAAGCGCAGATGTTCGAGACGCTGACCCGCACCCCGGAATACTGGTGGCAGGACCAGGAGCAGCAGGACGTTCTTGAGATGTCCATGCGGACGGGGGAAACCTACGGGGAAGTGTTTGAAAAGGTCATGTTCAATCCCACGCTGGAGTACGGCATGGGGGAGATCGAGACAACCACTATCGACCCGTATCATCTCGGATGGGTTCCGGTCAAGGCACCGTTCAGGAAGGCAGAGGCAATCCTTGAATTTCATTCCATGACGCTCAGGGAGGCCAAGAGACGCTGGCCCAAGTTCGCCAAAGACCTGAAATCCGACAACGAGCACCTGAAAGACCTCGGGGATGACCGCAGGGAGATCATGGCGGGGAGCAGCGAAGAGAAGTCCACTCTCGCCACCATAGGCGGCGCGATCAAGACCCTTCTGGGTGATCACTCCACGGGCAAGGGCGAGACGGAGGAACTCCTGGTTGTCGAGTGTTGGGTGAAGGACCGGACCAAGGTTTCCGTAGACGAACCGGTATATGACGAAAGCGGGCAACAGAAGGGCGTTATCCGCACCACCAAGCCCAAGTACCCCGGTGAGATCCGCAGGATACTGACCTGTAACGCGGGGAAAATTGTTCTGGAGGATAAGCCCAACCCATCCATCAACCCCACTCTGCCCATCGAAGAGGCCAGAAAGACCCACCTGTTCGACAAGTTCCCCTATTCCTGGACACCCTCCATCAAGGACACTGGGGGAAATCACGGGATTTGCGACATAGAGCAGCTCGATTCACTCCAGCAGGAGATTCACAAGACCATCTCCCAGGTGACGCTGTTCAAGGACAAGGCCGCAAGGCTCATGTTCATCAACCCCAAGGACTCCGGGGTGTCGAACAGTCATATCACCAATTACCCCAAGATCCTCAACCCCACGACCTCATTCACCGGCCAGGGGCTAAGATGGGTAGACCCTCCGCAGTTTCCGGCTGATCTGACCAACTTCATGGAAATATACAAAGACCTGTTCTACACGGTGGCAGGCACGTTCGATCTGGACCAGGCCAAGGCACCGGGAAGGAATGTTATCGCGTACAAGGCGATTGCGGCCCTCCTTGAGAGAGCCAAGACCATGAGAAGGGCGAAGATCCGCAACTATGACAAGATGATCCGGGACCGGGGAAGGATGTTCCTATCCTGCATGATGAATTGGTACGCGGAAGACCGGATGATTGCCTACGAGTTGGACGGCAAGCAGGAAACGGCGACCATCAACGGGCATAACATCATTGTCCCGGCAAAACTCACGGTTGTATCCGGTTCCACCATGCCCATCTCCAGGGTTCAGCAGCGGGAAGAGGCCATAGAACTGGCAAAAGGCGGCTGGATAGATCAGGTGGCCTTGCTCAAAGCCCTGAATTATGAGGATTGGCCCGAGATCGTCAAGCGGATGCAGGCCGGTCCGTTCGGGGAGTTCATGGGCAGGCTGGAAGCACTCGGCACACCGCCCTCCATCATTCAATTCCTGTCACAGCTTGGCTCAATGGACCCCAAGGACTTCCAGAAGGCCGCTAAGGCGGGTGAATTGCCTCAGTTCATGCAGTTGATTCAGCAGGCAATGCAGCAGGGCGTTGACCCGGCACAGCAGGCCGAGATGATGGCGAAGGATGCCGAAGTGGGCAAGACACAGGCTGAAATCGCGGAGAAGGAGGCCAAGGCGCACAAGACCGGCATAGAGGCGGCGAAGGTGCAGGCCGAGATTGCCAAGATCGAAGCCGAGACGAGGCTTTCCTATGAGAAGATCGCCACGGAGCGCATCAACCAGGAGGTCGCCCTGTTCGGAACAGACCTCGATTCGGAGTCTCTGAAGATCAAGAGGGCCGAACTCGTCCACAACATAGAGATGGAGCACAAGGCGGCTGAGAGCAAGGACCGGGAGATAGACGTGAAGAGTGCTCATCAGTACGAAGAAAAGGGCATGAAATCAAACAATCGAGAGGTGACGAAGTAATGGCCCCGCAATACGATTACCGATGCCCCGACTGCAACGAGCGGTTTACCGCTTTTTGGCCCATAGCAGAGCGCAACACACTGACCCGCTGCCCGAACTGCGATGCTGCGGCGAGGCGGCTTATCACCATTTCAGCCGTGGACTGCTCAAGCGAGTGTCCTAAGTGGATAGCATCCTGCCGGGACGTTGCCGACGCGGGAGACGGCAGGCCGGAGACGGCGCAATTCCTCAAAGACCCCACGAGGGAGAACTACGAGAAGTGGAAAACCGCCTCGGGATTGCGACACCTGGAGCCGGGAGAAACGAGGATGAACCGGATTCGCAGGTCCGAAGAGGTCAGGGCTGCGGAAGATCGGGTTGTCGAAGAAACCCTAAAGGGATTCCAGAAGGATCAGAGCATAAAGGTGAGCTGATGGATCTGTTGAACGCGCTGTTTTCGGAGAGCATAACCGATATGGACACGGAAGCCCTGACCAAGTGGCTCCAGACCGTAGAGACGGTGGACGAGATAAGCAGGGCGGTCAGTGATTTCAATGAGGAAGTGTTCAAGAACCTGACCCGCAGGCACGACATACCCGCGGATATCAGGATCGTTCTCGCCAAGTACAGCGTAATCACCACGGAACTGTCGGAGAGCCTGTTGCTCGCCACAAGCGAAGATTCCTACCTGATAATGGATAGGAAGGAGGATGCATAGAGAGTGAGAGTATTAATACTGTCACACCACGGCTGTATCAGGGTCATGAAACAGGGTTTCGCCCTGATGAAGAATCACGATGTTCATTTCATGCAGAACTCGGTCACGGACGCGGCGTTTCTCTTGCCCATGAAAGAGTGCTCGTTCTACACCACCAGGGAAAGTCTGACAGCCAAGCTCGCGGCCATGCCCGATTTCGACATTATTCACGTCCACAATGAACCCGACTGGCTGGTGACGGCTGCGAAGAAGGCGAAACCGAACACCCCGGTAGTGTACGACTGTCATGATTTGGACTCGCAGAGGGACGGGGAGAAGGCGAATCCCGACGAGATAGAGGCCATGAAGGCGGCTGACGCTTATGTATTCCCCTCCCAGGCATACTACGAAGGCGCATCACGGTATCACTCTCTTCCTCCCCACAAACCCAAGGCAGTGGTCTACAGCATGTGCAACCAGATGAGCATCGGACCACTGCCGAGGGTGCGTGGCATCGCCTATGAGGGCGGGATTGCGGCCCCTGTTGAGGGGTACAACTACACCAGATACCCGGCATACCGGGACCACCGGGCATTGGTCGAGGCCATGTATTACGCCAACATCCCCATCGCGCTGTACGGGGTGAGCGATATTTTCATGAGCCAGTACCGCTCCATCGGCGCTCTGTGCTTCCCCCCCATGCCCTACGTCAACATGCTCAGGGAATTAACCCGGTGGGACTGGGGCTTCGTGGGCTGCGCGGAGAAGTGCAAGACGATGGAAGGGAGTATGCCGAACAAGCTCTTTGAGTACGTGGCGGCGGGAATCCCCGTCATTGCTTGCAATTCGCCCGAGGCTGAAAGGTTCGTGGTGGACAATGAACTAGGCGTGAGCGTGGACAGCATAGAGGACATTAACGACATCTACGATACCCACGAAGAATGGCGGGAGAAGGTCAGGGAGAAGAAAGATCAGTTTATCATGGAGAGGGAGATCGACAAGGTGGAGAGAATTTACCGGATGGTGATGAATTGAAGACCGCCCTCGTAACCGGAGCGGCGGGATTCATCGGCTCTCACATAGCCGAAGCCCTTGCCTCTCAAGGCTGGCGCGTGATCTGCATCGACAACATGAAGACCGGCAAGTACGAGAACCTTCGGCCCTGGTTCAATCGCAATACATGCGAATTGCACGTTGCCGATGTGAGCGAGTACAGCGCGATAGTCCAATACTTCCCCGGCGTGGACGTGGTGTTCCACAATGCGGCTTCAAAGTGTACCGTATGTCGGGAAGACCCCAAGACCGACCTCCTGGTGAACGCCCTCGGCACCATGAACGTGTGCCATGCGGCCATAGAGAACGGGGTGAAGAAGGTCATTCATGCCTCCACGGGGAGCGTGAACGACATAAGGAGCTACTATGGAAACTCAAAAAATGCTGGTGAAGGGTACGTTGGTTTGCTCAAGAACTACTATCCGCAATTCAACTTCACTACCCTCCGTTACCATCACGTTTACGGACCCAGGCAGGACGATTCCGACAAGGGCGGGGTTATCCCCATATTCATCAGGAACATCTATCGCGGAAACCCTGTTACCATATTCGGTGATGGAGAACAGGTACGCCATTTCACGCACGTTTCGGATATCGTAAGGGCGAACCTGTGGGCGGCTGAGAACCCCGTAACGGACGGGAAGACGTACAATGTGCTCTCGGATGTGACCTGCACGATAAACGAGCTGGCAAGTGACCTCATGAGGCTTATGGGGCGGGATGTTCCAACGGTCTACGCTCCGGCCAAG